AAACTACTGCTTTAAGTAAAGAAATAACTACTCTTAACAGATTAGCTAATAAACAAAGTAAAACACTACCAAATTCTTTTAATACTTTAAATAAAGTTTTAGGTCAAGCAAGAGGTAATTTAAACAGAGTTGCTCTAGGTACAGAAAGATATTTTCGAGCTATTGGTGATGTAATTGATAAAGAAGAAAGATTAAGTAGAGCATATAGAAAACAAAAAACAGATTTTAAAGTAATTGAAAGGTTAAGAAGAAAAGGTTTACAAATTAACAAACAAAATATTCAACAAATAAGAAATGAAATTGCAGCAGAACTAAGATTAGCCCGTGCCAAAAGAAATACTGGTAAAGCTAATATTAGCAAGGGAATGTCGGGCAGGTTTGCTGGAACGGCCAGTAGTGCGATTATTGGTGGATCTTTTCCTTTGCTTTTTGGGCAAACAGGTGCAGCAGCAGTTGGTGGTGGACTTGGTGGTGCAGCAGGTGGTTTGATTGGTGGTCAGTTTGGTTTTGCGTTGTCAATTCTTGGTACTGCAATAGGCTCTGCTATTGATAAAAATGATAAATTTAATCAATCTTTAGCTGGTTTAAATGTTCAATTTAGTAATGTAGGGTCAAGTGCATTATTAACAGCTAAAGATATAGACCAAGTCGCAAATCGTATGCGTATAACAAAAGAAGAGGCTTTTCAAGTTTTAGGAGCTTTTTCTCAGTTTGGTTCAGGAAGCATTGCAAAGTCTTTAGCAGAAATTTTTGGTTCAGATTCAGGAGGGTTTGAAGGAATAGCTGGTTCATCAAGACAAGCAGAATTAGCTAATCAAATTTTTGAAGCTCGTAAAAAAATTGGTGTTGAAAGAGCTATTGAATTGCAACAACAAAATTTATCTAATAATGCTGGAGTAATTGAATTAGCTTTAGCAGAAGCCAGAGCAAAAGCAGAGAATGATATTGCTGTTGCAAAAGCAAAACAAATTACTTTTTCAGATAGAGCTAAAACATTTGCTGAAGAATATCTTTTAGGTACAGGTGGAATGGATGCTTCAAGATATGGGGAAGGTAGAGCAGATAAATTAAATAGAGAATTTGAAAAAAATAGAAAAAAAAGACTTGAAGATTTTACAGAAGCAATGGAAAAATACAGAGAGTTGCTTGGTTTAACAAATGAAGCACAAGGAGAATTTGGAGAATCTGGAGTTTTAGCTTTTTCTGCTATTAACGACAAAGTAAAAGATTTGCAGGATGAAATGTTGAAATTACAAAATCCAATTTTTCAAGTTATTACTTTATCTGAATCAATGGCTAGATCATTTGAAAGTTCATTTGAGGGAATTATTAGAGGAACAATGTCTATTAATGATGCGTTTAGAAATATGTTTAATGCAATAGTAGATCATTTTATAAAATCAGCAGCACGAATGGCAGCGAACCAATTCCAGCAAGGTTTGTTTAGTTTATTTGGAAGTATTTTTGGTGGTGGAGGTTTAGCTAGTTCTGCTCAGTTAGGAGCACAAGCGACAGCAATGACAGGAATACCAAGTGGGGCAGCTTTACCAGCAGGTTCATTTGGCATATCTACTATTAAAAGAGCAGCAGGAGGACCAGTAAAAGGTGGTGGAAGTTACATAGTAGGAGAACGTGGACCAGAAATGTTTAGTCCAGGTGTATCTGGAATGATTACACCAAACCATGCTCTTGGTGGTTCAACTAACGTAGTTGTAAATGTAGATGCTTCTGGTACGTCTGTTGAAGGCGATGAGCAACAAGGAAGGGAACTTGGTCGTCTTATTTCAGTTGCGGTACAATCAGAAATAATAAATCAAAAAAGACCTGGAGGTATGCTTGCATAATGGCTACTTTTCCCTCAATAAAACCTACTTACGGCCAAAGAAAAAAATCCAAACCCAATACTAGAACTATCCGTTTTGCTGATGGATATGAGCACAGACTTTTATTTGGATTAGCTCAACATCAAAATCCAAAAGAATTTACTTTTACTTTTGAAGTGTCGGAGACAGATGCGGATACTATAGAAACATTTTTAGATGCCCGTGCCAATGATAGTGATAGCTTTACTTTTACACCTCCAGGAGAAGCAAGTTCATCTCAATTTGTATGTGAAAACTGGACTAAATCAATACCTTACAATAACAGAGCTAAGATTCAAGCTACATTTAGAGAAGTATTTGAACCAGCATCATAATGACAGTAAATTCAGCAGTATTTAGTAATTTACAATCTATTAATCCATCAGCAATTATTGAATTGTTTACACTTCAATTATCTAATACATTGCATGGTGCAACTACAGTTTACAGATTTCATGCTGGCAGTAACTTAAATGCAAATGGAAAAATAATTTGGGCTGGTAATGAGTATCTTAGATTTCCTATAAAAGCATCAGGTTTTGCTTTTCAAAGAGGTCAATTACCTCGACCAAAAATAGCTATAAGCAACGGTACAGGTTTAATCTCTGCAATATTGTTAAGTGTGAATGAGACTACAACTGGTAATGATCTTACAGGTGCAACAGTTACAAGAATAAGAACATTAGCCAAGTTTATAGATGCTGCTAATTTTGCTGACGGTAGTAATCCCACAGCAGATAATACAGCAGAATTTCCTCAAGAAATTTATTCTATAGATAGAAAGTCAACAGAAAATAGGGAAGTTGTTGAATTTGAACTTGCTGCTCCTACGGATTTGGCTGGAGTTCGTATTCCAGGTCGTCAATGCACAAGAAGCGATTTCCCTTCTATTGGTACGTTTGTAGCATGAGTTGGAAATATAAAGCACTACTTCATGCTCAACGTGAAGATCCAAAAGAATCTTGTGGGCTTCTTTTGAATGTTAAGGGTAAAGAGAGGTATTATCCATGTCGTAATCTTTCAATAACAGATCATCAGTGTTTTATTATCGATCCAGAAGATTATATAAAAGCCGATAATACTGGCGAAATTGTTGGTGTTGTTCATAGCCATCCCATAACACCTCCTACTCCTAGTCAAGCAGACAAGATTAGTTGTGAAGATAGTAATTTACCTTGGTATATTGTTAATCCAAAGACAGAACAATGGGCATATTTAGAACCTTGTGGATACAAACCACCATTATTAGGTCGTCAATGGGTATGGGGTATCACTGACTGCTGGAGTTTAGTTAGAGATTGGTACAGAGAAGAAAAAAATATACATCTTAAAGATTGGGATAGACCTACTACACCGCAAGAATTTTTAGATAATCCATTATTTGAAAAGTGTGCTTGGAGAACAGGTTTCAGGGAATTACGACATGATGAAAAGCTGCAAAATGGTGATGTACTTCTAATGTCTATATTGCACCCTACTTTAAATCATGTAGCATTATTTTTTGAAGGAGATGTAATTCATCATTTAACCGATAGACTATCTTGTAGGGAGCCTTATTCTGAATGGTTGTTAAAATGTACTGGAAAGAGGTATCGGTATGTTTCGTAAAGTAAAATTATACGGAGGATTGGCAAAATTTGTCGGACATAAAGAGTTCGAGGTAAAAGCTGAAACAGTAGCTAAAGCTGTAAGTTTTTTAGTTCATAACTTTCCAGGCATAGAGTCTTATATGGGACCAAAATATTATCAAGTTAAAGTAGGTAATTTTGATATTGATGAAAAAGAAATACATTATCCAGTAGGTCAAGAAGACATACATTTTATTCCTGTAATTAGTGGAGCAGGAAGAGGACTTGGTAAGGTTTTATTAGGAGTTGCATTAATAGGAACAGCATTATTATTACCAGGAGCAGCACCTACATTTGGCTTTGGAGGTTTTTCAGCAGCAGCAGGAACAGGAGCTATGGGTGCATTTACAGCAACATTAGCGAATGTAGGACTAGGTTTAACGCTTATGGGAGTCAGTGAAATGTTATTTCCTTTACCCGAACCACAAAAATTTAGTACGGAAGAAGATCCACAATTATCTTTTAATTTTAGTGGAGTGCAAAACACATCAAGGGCTGGCACACCTGTGCCTATAGTGTATGGAGAAATATTTACGGGTTCTGTTGTAATTTCAGCAGCAATTGACACTAATCAGGTAGAAGCATGACAGACGAAACTAAACTTATCAAAGGTGCTGGCGGTATTATGGGTGGTGCTCCTAAAGCCCCTCCCCCTCCGTATCGTGCTCCTGATACTTTACATAGTAGAAGTTTTGCTACTATTCAAGATTTAATATCTGAGGGAGAAATCGAAGGTTTTGCAACAGCCTCAAAAGAAGGAAGAACAAAGGGAACCGATGCTTATTTGCAAGCTTCAAAGAAAGATGTATTTTTAGATGACACTCCAGTTTTAGATGCTAGTGCAGATAGTACTAATCCACAAGCAGCAGATTTTAATTTTGCAGATGTCGGGTTTGATACTCGTTTTGGTACGTCTAGTCAAACAGCATTACCTGGCATACCAGCAGAAACTAGATCACCAACTGCTGTTGCTGTTACTGTGACCACTTCTGCTCCTGTTACTAGACAAATTACAAATACAGATGTCGATGCAGTTATTGTTACTTTAACTTGGCCTCAGATTCAAGTAGCTGAAGATGATGGAGATGTTAGAGGAGATACTGTTGAATACAAGATACAGGTTCAATATAATTCTGGTGGATATTCAGATATTATAAGTACTTCTGTTAGTGGTAGAACAGCAGATGCTTATGCTAGAGATCATAGAATAAATATTACAGGTTCTTTTCCTGTAGACATAAGAGTAGTTCGAGTTACGGCAGACAGCACTGATTCATCAAGAGTCAATGCTTTTCAATTTACAAGTATTCAAGAAGTAATAGATAACAGTTCAACTTATAATAATAGTGCTTATGCTGCTCTTCGTTTAGATAGTAAACAATTCAATCGCATCCCAGGAAGAGCGTACAGAATAAGAGGAATAAAAGTAAGAATACCAGGAGCAGGAGCATCAAGTTCTGGTACACCTACCGTTGATAATGCAACTGGCAGAATAGTTTATCCAGATGGTTATATTTTCAATGGAACTATGGGTGCTGCTGTTTACACTAATTGCCCTGCAATGTGTTTACTTGATCTCCTTACAAACACTAGGTATGGCCTGGGAAATCATATTGTTGACAGTAACTTAGATTTATTTAGTTTTGTTCACGCCAGTAAATACGCTAACACGTTAGTTTCTGATTCTTTAAATGGTCAGGAAGCTAGATTTAGTTGCAATGTTAATATTCAAAGTCCTAAAGAAGCATTTGCAGCAATAAATGATTTAGCTGGTGTTATGAGATGTATGCCAATATGGTCT